ACGCAGGTCAACGCCCCTGCGACGCCCCGACGACGGCAGCTGACGCGCGCGGACGACGCCCCGTCGTCACCGTCCCTCACCGAGATCAACGCGGCGTACGACGCGCTGGAGGGCGAGGGCCGGGCCGCGGTGCGGCGCCTCGCCCGCGAGCAGGCCGAGCGCGTGCTGAGGGACTTCGACCGGCTGATGAAGCGGCCCAACCGCAGCGCGGCGTGGCTGGAGGAGAACCGCGCGCAGGCCTGCGCCCTCGCCCGCGAGCAGCAGCTGGTGCTCGCCCCGCCGGACCCGGAGCAGGTGCCGGCCGCCCGCCTCACGGACATGGACATCGCGACCGGGCCGGAGGGGTGGGAGGAGCGCATCAAGGCACGCGATCTGTTCGACCCGCGGTACTGGCGGCGCCGCACCGGGGAGGTGTTGCGGCCGTTCGTGGAGAAGGTGTGGCGGCGCGGCGGCGCGTCCATCACCGGGTCGTTCGACCTGGACGAGCCGGCCGTGGCGAGCGCCCTGGACGACCGGATCGAGGAGCTGGCCGGGCAGATCACCGCGACGACCGAGCAGGTGTTGCGGTCGCAGATCCTCGCGCACGGCGTCGCCGAGGGCGAGTCCATCCCCGAGCTGCGCGCGAGGTTGCAGCAGGTCTTCACCAACCTGTCCGACTACCGCGCCACGATGATCGCCCGCACCGAGACCGTGGGCGGGTACAACGCGGCGTCGTGGCTGGCAGCCCTGGACGCCGGGGCCACCCGCAAGACGTGGCTTGCCACGGCCGACCAGCGCACCCGGGAGACGCACCGGCAGGAGAACGGCCGCACGGTGCCGATGAACAAGCGGTTCACCCTGACCAAGTCCCGGTGGCCGGCGGACCCGACCGCCCCGGCCGCGCAGTCCATCCAGTGCCGGTGCGCACTGACCTTCGAGTTCGAGGAGTCCTGACCATGGCGACGCTGCTGCGCGGCGAGGTCCGCGCCATCCTCCAGCCCGCCGGTACGGCGCAGTACCAGGGCGCGTACTGCCCGCCGGGCGTCCCGTTCCGCGAGGTGCGCCGGGGCCCGTTCGACGGGAAGGCGGACATCGTCGTCCGACCGGACGCGGACGGGGAGTTGCCCCGGCTGATGACGTTCGGCAACGGCCAGGTCGTGTACGAGTACGACGGCCGCGACAAGAAGGGCCGCGCCGTCTACCGGTACGCCCCGAAGCTCAGCAGCTCCCACCAGGACGTGATGAACGGCGTGGCCGAGGTCTACGCCGAGCACGCACTGAAGCAGGCCAAGGAGGGCCGATGACCGAGATCGAGTTCCGCCTCTTCGACTCAGCGGAGTTCCGCGTCGGCGAGGACGACGACGGCACGTTCGAGGGGATCGCCTGCCAGTACGGGAAGAAGGACAGCTACGGCACCACCTTCCACCCGGGCGTCTTCCGGCGCGGCATCGACAAGGGCGCCTACGCCTACCTGTTCATGCACAGCCCGTTCGACCCGATCGGCACGTTCCGCGCCGAGGAGCGGGACAGCCACTTGCACATCGGCGGCAGGTACGACGACACCGCCCGGGGCCGGGACGCGCGGGTGATGGCCCGGTCCGGGTCGGCTCGGGAACTGTCTGTGGGGTTCGTGCGCACCGACCTGCCGGACTGGAAGAAGCTCGCGGAGATGAGCGACGAGGACCGCGACGACACCCTGAACAACATCAGGGCGGCCCGGCTCGTGGAGGTCTCCCAGATCACCGCCCGTATGGCGGCCGTGCCGGGCTCCAAGTTGAAGACGGTGCGGTCCGTACTCGGCGCGCTCTACACCGAGGCGGGCGAGCCGACGCTCGCCGAGCGGCTGGCCGCCTACGACCGCGAGCACGGCCGGGACTCCGAGATCGCCTACAAGGTGGAGCAGGACCGGAAGATGCAGGAGCGGGCCCGGCGGGCCGCGGTCCTGCGACTCACCACGATCGGGGGCGTGTGATGGCGAGGCGGTTCGTGAGCAAGGCGCAGTGGCGGGCGATGTTCGCGCGGCGCATGCCGTTCGCCAGGAAGTGGGCGCACCGCAACCAGGCGTCGCAGCCGTACAAGACGCTGCCGCAGCACCACGGCGGGCGCGGCCTGCGCGGGCGACGACGCAGGTAGACGCCCGTCGACACTGCGGATTGCAGACCCCACCCGCGCGCGTGTCGCAAGTCGATCTACCCTCCACCCATCCGGGCCGCTCGCACCGGACGTAAAAGCCGCGAGCATGCCGGGCGCGTTCCACCGGCCGTGAAAGACGGACGCAGCACCCCATGACGCATGGGCGGCTGCACGCCGTCCACGGACCGGAAGGAGCAGCACATGGGCAACTTCGCCCGCGTCCGCCCCATCGGTCGCCGCAAGGACGGCCGACCGATCTACCCCATCAAGGGCGGCGCCCCCACCCTGATCGAGCAGCGCGACGAGATCGTCCGTCTGCTCCAGGACCCGAACTTCGACGGCGACGTGGCCGAGCTGCTCCAGCGAGCCGACCAGGTGGCCGCGCAGATCGAGCAGGCGCAGCAGCGTGACGCCCGCCTGCGTCAGCTCCAGGGCCTCGTCCCGCCCGGTGACCCGCAGCCCACGCCGGGCCAGCGGCAGCAGCCCGGCATGCAGCCGGACGACCAGGGCAACCCGCACCCGGTCACCGCGGCCGAGGCGTTCGTACGGTCCGCCGCGCTGGAGGCGTTCCGCGCCAACGGCAAGCAGGGCAAGTTCGCCGTGGAGTGGGACGGCCGCGCCGCCCCGGCTGGCACCGTCACGACCGGCACGCAGCCGCCGCAGAACACCCGGGTGCCGGGGATCATCCCGCAGAACCCCGACCTCCCGCTCCTCGTCGCCAACCTGCTGGACCGGCAGACCAGCGACGGGACCACGCTGGAGTACATGCGGGACACCTCGGGCCCACAGTCCACGTGGAACAAGGCCGCGGTCGTGGCCGAGGGTGCGGACAAGCCGAAGAGCGGTCCGTTCACCTTTGACCTCATCACCACCACGCTGAAGACCGTCGCGCACTGGGTGCCCATCACCCGGCAGGCCGCCGACGACAACGCCCAGCTGATGGGCTACATCAACGGCCGTCTGACGTACGGCCTGGAGTACAAGCTGGACCGGGAGATCCTGACCGGCAACGGCACCACGGAGATGCAGGGCATCCTCACCACGCCCGGCATCGGTACCTACCAGCCCGGCTCTGGCTCGACGGACGCCAAGCTGATCACGGTCCGCAAGGCCAAGACGCAGGGTGAGCTGGCGCTGTACCCGCCGACCGCCGTGGTCATGAACCCGATGGACTGGCAGGACATCGAGCTGGACGAGGACGCGAACGGTCAGTTCCGCGTCATCGCGAACGTGCAGGACCCGGGCGCACCGACGCGCCTGTGGGGCCTGACCGTCGTGACCACCGTGGCCATGGCCGCGGGCACCGCACTGCTCGGCGGGTTCCGCACCGGCGCCACGCTGTGGGAGCGGCAGGGGATCACGATCCTCATGACCGACAGCCACGCGGACTACTTCACCGCGAACACGCTGGTCATCCTCGCCGAGCGTCGCGCCAACGTCGCCGTGCATACCCCGGCCGCCTTCGTGAAGATCACGTTCGCTGCCGCGCCGTAACCCCCGTACGGGGCGCGGCCGGGGACCGCCGGCCGCGCCCCTCCCCCCTGCCAGCCACCTCTGTGAGGAGCAGCCTCATGGCCGCACGCAGCAAGAGCACCGACGAGACCCCGGACATCCCCGAGCAGCCGACCGCCGCCGTGGTCCGCACGCAGGAGTACGCGGCGGGCGAGGGCTGGGACGTCGGCCAGACCGCCCCGTCCGACGCGTTCCGCGCGTTGGACGCCGCCGGGACCGGCGAGCCCACCGGCCCGGTCGTCCACTCCCACCCCGGCGGCTACGCCCGACAGATCGTCGCCAAGGGCCAGGTCATCACCGAGGGCGTCCGGCGTGAGCTGGACGCCGCTGAGGACACCGGCGAGAGCGAGCAGGGCTGACCCATGGCGTACTGCTCCATCGAGGCCGCACGCGCAGCGGGGTGCACCGGCACGGATGCCGAGGTCACCGCGTGGATCGCTGCTGCCCGGGAGCGGATCGACGCCTACACGCAGCAGTGCTTCGAGCCAACTGACCTGGTGGTGGTGGCGGACGTGGCGCCGACAGGACTGGTCATCCTGCCGCGCCGCGTCCGCCAGATCACCGCGGTCATGCCCGTCCTCGCCGCCGACGACGGCCCGTCGCTCCCGTCGTCGGCGTGGCGCGTCACCTCGTCTGACGTGCTCGGACAGATCGACGCCCTGCACCTGGAGTGGGGTGGCTGGGACGACCTCGTTGTGGGGGCCGAGTCGTACAACGGCGGCTGGCTCGGACTGTGGGAACGCTGGGGCGCCGAACAGGTCAAGGTCGTCGGCCAGTTCGGGTACGCCGAGACGCCAGCCCTGGTCGCGCAGGCGTGCGCGCTGCTCGCCGCGCACCTCCAGGGGCAGGCCTCGCCGTCCGACCCGGCCGCCGCGGACGGGGGCCTGGACGTGGACGACGAGGGCAACAACGTCCGCATCGAAGACACCACCGACGAAGCGTCGTCGCCCGTCGTCTCGGCGTCGGCGTCGACCGGATCGACGCAGGTCGACGCCCTGGTGGCGGGCTACCTCAACCGCGGCCACTCCCTGATCGGGGGTGTGTGATGGCACGCTTCCGGTCCCGGGGCCGTCTGCGGCTCGGCACGCAGGTGTCGACGCAGATCAACACCCGTCAGTACGAGCGGGGCCTGCGCCGCTACTTCGGCGGCATGTCCGACGATGTGAAGCGCGCCGTGGACCGCACTCGCATCGACGTGCAGAACGAAGCCAGGCGCAGGGCGCCGGTCGACACCGGTCGGCTGCGCTCGTCGATCGTGTCCCGGGCGGAGGGGTCCGGGCGCAGCGTCGGCTACGTGATCGGCACGAACGTGAACTACGCGGCGGCCGTGGAGTACGGCACCGCCCCGCACGTCATCAAGCCCCGGTACAAGAAGGCGCTGTACTGGCCGGGCGCCGCGCACCCCGTCGCGCAGGTCAACCACCCCGGCACCCAGGCGCAGCCGTTCCTGCGGCCGGCCATCGAGCTGACGCCCATCTTCTGGCGGGCGCACGCCTCGCAGATCGGGAGGCGCTGATGGCCGCGACCACGGCGGGCGCCATCAAGGCCCGTTTGGAATCGCTCCAGTTCGGCGTGCCCGTGTTCCGCGACGGCCCCCGCGAGGGTCAGGGCCTGCCGTTCATCGTGGTGCAGGAGGGCATGCCCGCCGGCCTGGACGCCACGGCGAACGGCGACTTCGGTGACCCGGACGCCGAGATCAACATCGTGGAAACCGTGGTCGTGGACCTGGTCCAGCAGGCCCGCGCGAAGACCAGCGCGACCAAGACCCGGACCACCGAGCGGTACGGGCTGGCCGAGGCGATCGCCCACGCCCTGCACGGCTGCCAGCTCCCCGCGCACCCCGCGCCCGTGCACGCCGTCCGCGTGCAGGACATCGACCGCATCCCCATCAACGACAACCGCGTCCGGCACTCCATCACCGTCCAGGTGCACCGGGAGCTGCTGCGCAGTGAGGTGGTTCCCCAGTGACCGTCATGTTCACGCAGATGCCCCGCGAGGCCGTCATCAGCTACCTCGGTGGTCGGTGGCCGGCGCGGCCCGGATCGACGATCGAGCGCGTGGCGTTCCTGTCGGAGACGGCGGCCGGCGGCGTCTCGGTGCAGGAGGGGTCCCGGCCCGGTACCACGTGGTGGGTCGTGGACGGGTGGATCGTCCCGCAGGACGCGGGGCCGCTGCCTCAGCTGGAGGGCGACGAAATGCGCACCCTCCCCGAGGAGGAGCCCGAGCAGCCGCCGTACACGCCCGGTCCCTACTCCGTCGACATCACCGACACCCCGCCCGAGAGCTGAGCCGGACCCCGGCACCAGGAAGGACAGGACATGCCCATCTCGCGAGTGACGAAGCTGTACGCGGTGGAGGACTGCAAGATCTTTCCGCTGCTTGCCGACCCCGACGGCGGCACCCCGTCGTACGGGGCGGGCATCGACGTGCCCGGCATCAAGTCGCTGGAGATCAGCGGCGACATCGAGGTCAAGGAGCTGCGCGGCGACAACGGCCTGCTGGACAGCGACGCGGCGATCTCCAACATCACCGTCTCGTGGCCGCACGCCAAGCTCAGCCTGGACGTGCTGATCGCGCTGATGGATAGCACCGTCACCGACTCCGGCACCACGCCCAGCCAGAAGTCGCTGTGGAAGATGAAGCAGGGCGCCAAGCCGCTGCCCTTCAAGCTGGAGGGCAAGACCCCCACGTCCGGCGGTGACCTCGTGGGCGGTGACGTGCATTTCCGCCTGCTGAAGTGCGTCATGTCCAGCTTCCCCGGCCTCGGCCTCGCCGAGGAGGACTACCGCACGATCGAGAACGAGGCGCGCTGTGTGCCGCTCATCTCCACGGGCGACTGGATCGACGTGGAGATCAACGAGACCGCGACCGCGATTCCGACCGCGGCGACGCCGTGATCCCCGGGCCGGGCGCCGCCGCTCGCTCCGCGCCCGGCCCGGCCCCCTCCATTCGCAGGCCGAAACCCGGCACTCACGTAGGGACCCCATCACCATGACCACTGGCCTTGACCTGCTCGCCGAGGGCGGACGCGTCACCCTCACCGACGGCACCGAGGTGCCGCTGCGCTACAGCTTCCGCGCGCTCGCCCTGCTGGAGGCCCGCTTCGGCAGCGTGGCCGCCGTCCAGACGGCGATCGACAGCACGGGCGAGGGCGCGGCGTTCGGCCCGCTCGCCCAGATCATCGGCGCCGGCACGGTCGGCCCGGGCGGCTTCGAGCCGTACATCCGCGAGCACCAGGACGCCAAGGGCAACCGGCACGTCAGCGACATCACGTACCGGCGCCGCACCGACGGCGCGAACCTCGATGACCTGTTGGACCCGGGCCGCCTGGACGAGTACACCAAGGCCTTCACCGCAGCGCTCGGCCGGGCGCTGGAGAACCGGAGCGCGGGGGGAAACGGCGGCGCCCCGGTGGAGACCGTGACGCCGGGGCTGGAGACGACGGCTTCCCCTGGGACGAGTACCACTACCTCGCCGTCGGTGCCCTCCACATTCCTCCCCGCGACTTCTGGGACCTGACACCCGCGGTGCTGCTGTCGCTCGCCGAGCAGCACCAGGCCGCCCACCAGACCGGCGGCCGCCGTGAATCCGAACCCGCCGACGGCGCTTCCCTGCTGGGCTTCGCCGCGATGCGCCGTACCTGACCCCGAGGAGGTGACCCAGTGGCAGAGGACATCAACCTGCCGAACTTGATCAGCCACCTCGCGGTCAACCTGGACGGGCTCCAGGGCACGGTGGCCGACGCGCAGCGGCAGGGCTCCAGCATCGGCGCCGCGCTCGGCGGCGGCGTACAGCGCGAACTGCGGGATCTCCTCGCGCACCTGCCCGAGGTGCAGATCGACGGCGACAGCGACGAGCTGGACCGGGACCTGGCGCGGGTGCGGCAGGAGCTGTCCGAGCTGCGCGACCAGCGCATCGGCGTGGACATCTCCATTGAGGACGCGCTGCGCCGCATTGGCCAGCTGACGCCCCACATTCAGCGGCTGTCCGACGAGCACCCGGACATCAACGTGCAGGCGTCCACGCGGCAGGCCGCGCGTCAGCTGGCCGAGCTGCTGGCCGCGGCCCGGCACGTGGATGACACGGATGTCGATATCGACGTGCACGTGGACGAGGAGCGGCCCCGCCGCCTCGCGGGGATCCTCGGCCGGATCGGCGGCATGGCCGGGTCGATCGGTGGTGTGGCTGCCTCCTTCGGCCGGGTGGCGGCCGCGGTCGGTACCGCTCTGCCCGCGGCCGGGGCGGTGGCCACCACGCTGGCCAATGTGGCGCCGGCGGCCGGTGTCGCGGCCACGGGGCTGGCGGCGGTGCAGCTGGCGTCCGGCGCGGTGAAGCTGGCCGCGGTCGGCATGGAGGACGCGCTGTCGGCCGCGCTCGACCCGTCGAAGGCGGAAGACTTCAACAAGGCGTTGGAGAAGTTGAGCCCGTCGGCGCGGACGTTCGCGACCACCGTGCGGGACCTGTCGCCGCAGCTGCGCAGCATGCAGCAGGCTGTGCAGGAGGAGGTGTTCCGCGGGCTCGGCGCGAACCTGGAACGCACCGCCAAGAGCGTGCTTCCCGTACTGCGCACGAACCTCGTGAGTACGGCGGGCGCGCTCGGCGACATGGCGGCCGGTGTGCTGGGTGCCGGCCGGGAGTTGGCCGACGAGGGCACCTTGGGCAAGGCGCTGGGCTCGGCGAGCACGGGCCTGCAAAACCTCGCCGGGGTGCCGGGCATCGTCGTCAAGGGCCTCGGCCAGATTGCGGCAGCGGCCGGGCCCAGCTTCGAGTCACTGACGCTGGGCGCGGGGAAGGCCGCGGCCGGGATCGGTGATCGGCTCGGCAAGGCGTTCGAGTCGGGCGCCATGCAAAAGGCCATCGAGCGCGCGGTGGAGCTGCTCGGCCAGCTGGCCGCCGTGGGCGGCAACGTCGTGGACATCATCGGCGCTGTCTTCAACGCGATGCCCGCGGGCGGCGGCGGCATGCTCGGCGTCCTGCAGAGCATCACCGGCGAGCTGGCGAAGATCGCCAACTCCGAGCAGGTGCAGACCGCGCTGCGCACCCTGTTCGAGACGATGGGCACCATCGGCGCCACGGTCGCGCCGCTGATCGGGCAGGCGCTCATGGCGATCGCCCCGGTGGTGTCCGCGCTCGGCCCCCCGATCCAGACGCTGGTCACAGCGTTGGGCACGGCGTTGACACCGATCATCGGCGCGTTGGGGCCCGTGCTCCAGGCGGTGGCCGTCGCGGTCGGTCAGATGCTGGTGGCCGTGACGCCGTTGCTGCCGGTCATCGGCCAGCTGGTGTCTGCGCTGCTGCCCGCGCTGACCCCGCTCCTGGCCGCGG